AGCGAAACAACGGCCTCTCGCGCACCGGACAGGTTACCGGTGACGCGCCCAGCGCCGTCGGCCATATCCTTCAGGCTGGCAATAGTTTGCCCCGCGCCGTTCGTACCCCCGCTTATTGCAGCATTGAACTCGCGCGCCTGTTTCATCGCGTCGAAGTAGGCATAGCCAAGCGAACCGATCACAGCGACCAGCAGGCCGGCAGGAAGCAGCATCCCTGCCAGGCTCTTCGCGGATTCACCGGCGCCAGCACCCAACTGAGCGATCGCGCGCGCCCCACTGCCCAGATCGCCTGCCTGGATCGCGTTAGCCAGTTGCATGACGTTTTCTTGGGCTTGGCGGGTACCGAGCTTCAGTTTGTCGAATGCGCCGGTTGCCTCAGTCAGCCCAGCCCGATCCTTACCGATTTTGGCCAAGGCCTCGTTGTAACGGTCGGCGTCGATCTGACCAGACTTGTGCAGATCATTGAGCGCCTTCTCCTGAGCCTCCAGCTTCGCCAGCTTGGCGGTTACTGGATCAATACCGTTGACGGTGCGCTTCAGAGCCTCAATTTGGCGATTCTCAGCCTCGATCAGCTTTTGCTTCTGGGCCAGCTCTTTGGCTTCCGCCTTTTCAATCTTGTCGTAGGCCTTTCCCAGCTGATCCTGGTACTTCGCCTGCTCTTCGATGGTGACCAAGCCGCCCTTGCGGGCGCGCTCCAGCAAACCCTCGGCCTGAACCAGCGATTCCATGCTCGAGATATTGCCCGTCATGGCCTTGTCGAGCTGACTGATGACGGAGATTTCCGCTACTGCGCTGTCAGTGGCTTTGCGACTCGCCCCGGCTTGACGGTCCCTCGCTGCCGTTGATTTATCGACGCTTTGCGCAACGTCCGCTTCGGCCTGGGAAACCTTTTTACCGGTGTTGGCCAGGCCTTCGCCCGTTTTGCCCAGATCATCAATGGCTTTCTGGGCGCCTTCAGCGGAATCGACCAGCTTATCCAGATCATCAGCAGCCTTTGCGGCCTGCGACGACTCGACCGCAATACCCAGGGAAGCGAAGTTGGTGCTCATTTGTTTTCTCTCTGTTCCGCCATCACCTGCAGGGCTTCAGCCTCCATACGGCGGAAGTCGCTGAAAATGGTTTGTCGCTGGCTGATCGGTACGCCACACATCCGAATAACCCCGGAGAGAACGCTGTAGTCCATGCCTGTTGCGCCGCACGCACCTGTGCGCCACTGGGTGCTCATGGCCTCGAAGACTCTGAAGGCGTCCCAGTTGTCGGGCCAGATGCCTACTTCCTTGTCGGGAATGTCCTGGCGAGACAAGCCGAAGGCCAACAGATCTGCATCTGACGGCCCGGGCTCATACAGCGCGCGGGAGGCGCTTAGGAGTTTCCCAGGCGGGCCTCACTGAATGCTTCGGCGTAAGCGTTCAGCACGGCCTTAGGCGCCGAGTTGATCGAGTTGACGAGGATGCGCACATTTTCAGGCGTGAACTCCTCTTCGATGTCCCAGCCCACAACCACATCCAGCAGTTGATCGGCTTGCAGTGCGATCTGGGCGGCGGTGAAAGCTTTGAGGTCCATGTCGCCGACCTGCTTGCCCAGTTCGTCGTGCCGCTCGTTCCAGCCGGTGTACAGCTCGGCGAGCGCAGTACGGTCCAAGTACTTAAACTCGAACTCCACCTTTTCGGCGTTATAGCCGGCGCGCTGGATCATCACCGGCGCCTTGAAGGTCGGTTTCTGGATCAACTTGAACTTAGCCATGGATTACACCGCAGCCGCGTAACGGGTTGGGCGACCGGTCAGCGCCAGGCTGATAACACGGGTCATCAGGTTGTTACGGGACATGGTCGGGGTCGATGTGATGGACACGTAGCCGTTGTAGATAATGCTGCTACCGCCCGGCAGGTTCAGGCGAAGCAAGCGAGCCTGCTTATCATCGTCCGCCGCCTCACAGACGGCCACATAAGGCTTGGACGGATCGTCGGCGACGGTGAAGGTCAGCGTGATCGGGTTCTTTGTGGTCGGCATCTGGCGATCATCATCGTCAGCCAGAAAGCCGAAGGTCAGGAACTGCTGATCACCACCACTGGAATTCATCTCAGTAATCTGCGAGATCTCGGTGAAGGCCGTCACCTCGCGAACGGAACCAATCCCCGAGCCCGCGGGATACTGTTGAATGCTGGTCGTATTGACGCTCTCCAGCGCGAACGTGCCGCTGGCGATCTCCCCAACTCGCACGCCGCGACCATCCAGTCGTGTCCAGCCAGAATTTACGGCAATGACGTCGCCCTCGGCCAAGCCGTGCGCCGCAGCAGTCGCGACGGCTGGATTGGCGTTGGTCAGAGCGGTGAATGGGATCGCCGTGCCGTAGATGGACGCGATCTCAAGAGTGGCGCCGTTGGGCATTTGCATGGGTGTTTCCTCTTCTCAGAAATGACAAAACCCGCACAGAGGCGGGTTTCGGGGTTTTGCCCAACGGGCTTAATCAGGTGGCGATGTCTGCTCGGTATTCGAACGACACAGGCACGGTGAACGTGGGTGGGTCGGGTATGCCGGGGCCAGGGTCTACCGGTGACATCGTGACGACGGTGACGCCCGCCTTCGTGTCTCTCGCGTACAACGGAAACAGTGCGGTCAGCTCAGCTACAACCGGGTTCGTCTTGGTCTTGCCGGTATTGGCCGGGGCCACAATGCTGACCTGGTAGACGCCGATGAACGCCCGATGGTCGCCAGCAAGCGTGCTACTGGCGGTATCGCCTGGTAGCGCGAATGCACGAAGGTAGGTCTCGCCGTCCGCAGGGTCATACTGGATATTCTCAAACACGACCTTGATGGGCTCTGCCCGCGCCTTGCTCCAGGCAATCAGCTTGGCCTCGTAAATGGACGCAATGATGGCGTGGCTCATACCTGGTTGTTCCTTGTGGCTTCGTCGACGATCTGTTGGAAGCGGGCCAGGGTAATCCGGACCATGCCGCCAGGAGCTTGGGTCGAATGCCCATACTCCAGCGGGATGCCGTACGGAAGATTGTTCACGATGTAGGCCGTCTCGCCAGCCGTAAGTGCCTGGACCTGCAGTCGCAGCTTGGCCAACGTCACGCCACCAGCAGGATCAACCTGGTCAAGCGTGCCCTCCGCCGGCGTGCCGATGGAAAACTGCCAGTTCCCCCGAAAACGCCCGCCGACGTAGTCCCTACCCGCGACCAACCCGTTCACGTTGAAGTTCTGGTCGCGCTCGGTCTTGGTCAGGGGCTTGGCGTACTTCACGCCGCGCCGCAACTTGCCAGCCTTAGTGAAGTTCGATTCGTTGAGGTTGATGATCGTGTTGCGTACTGCAACCTTGAAGTCGTAGTCATCGGCTGCCCGGGTGTTCGCCTGGCGGTGCGCAACGTTCGCCGCCCAGATCTCTGGATTGCCCACGGGCGACATGCGGATCACGCTGCTGCCGATCTCAATAACGATCTCTCGAATGGTTGCGTCGATACCGGCCTGAGCGCGCTCGGCGAAGTCACGAATGTTCTCGGCAAAGCTGCCGTTCCTGCTCGCGTATTTATTCGCCATGTCACTTCCTCAGTTGAACCGTCCACGTAGCATCCGCTGGGTCAGATGACACGTTCATCACACGCAGGCCGTTGATGATGTCGCCAATGGCCGGGGCAGCCGGTAATGCTGTCGGCACTCGGGCCTCAGACACGAACAGTTCGTTTTGCAGCACCAGCAACTTCTTGTCGGTGGTCTGGATGAGCGAGCCGTCAATTTCCTTGTACAGGTAGCCCCCCAGGACGCCGCGCCCCGAGTACGTCACGGTGGTCTCCGGCGTTTCGCCGCCCAGGTCCGGGTCATACTCGCCCGCAACCTTGCGAACGCCTATCACCGGCTTGACGGCATCTGCTAGGCCATCAGGGTCGTCGAACGACTCGGCCAATTCGGCCTGGATCTCTTCACGCATGCCCATGATCAGATCCTTTTCAGCATCATCACGCCGGGGCGCTTGATCCATGGTTCTAGCAGCGCCAGGGCGAAGTTGACGCCCGCCGACTGGTCGGTAGAGCCCGCCACGTAGGTCTTGCTCACGGACGTGCCGGATTGAGCCGAGACCGTCTTGCTCTGCACTTCCTTCTGAGTTGCCGTGTAGAGCTTGTCCG